CTCGTCCGGGATGCTGCTGTTTCGCCCCGACGAGGCGCAAAGCACCCGCCACCTGATCTACGAGCTGCGCAACGGTCCGGCCATTGAGACCAAGTTCATCGACAAGATGGACGGCCAGTGGCACGAGGTCGATGTCAATGACAGGCTGGTGCTCAAGGAGTACGGCGAGCGGCTCGATGCTGAGCGCAGGCGAAAGCGCGATGCCATTTTGCAGATTCTCTTTGAGGAAGCGGCGCAGGGGCGCTGCTACACCGCCAACCAACTGGCCGAGTCCTTCGAGGGCAAGGCCGGTTTGGGCGGCGAGCGCACGATCCGCGAGCGGATCTCGGCCCTGTCCACGCAGGGTTACATCAAGTTTTTCCGTAACAGCACTGACTACGGACTGCCCTCGATTGGGCGCTCCAAGTTTGGCTACCTGTGCGTCGAGGGCATGGTCCTGAACACGCACACAGGCGAGCCCGATCCAGACACCGGCGAGCTGCCACTGCGCCCGCTCGCAGTACTTCCAACCCACTACAAATGCCCGCAATCCGGGGCCGCGATGCCCGTCGAAAACCCGGATGTGTGGGTGTACCAAGAAATTAGCAATGACCCGCAGGAGCAAGAATGAACACGATTTGCCAAGATAGAACCCGCACAAGTGCAGCGTTGTCATACGCACGCATTGACCCGCACCAACCCGTACGCGCCCTCTATGGCTATCCGTTAGCTACGGCTGGCATGGACCCGCATGAGTACGCGGGAGCCCGCAAGAGTTTGCGCAAACAAGTTGGCAAAAGTTTTGCCAACTGGACCCCACTTTTTGCCAACTGGATTCAGTTGGCAGACCCTTGCCAACTTCATTCCCATAGAAATCAACCACTTACGCGTAAGTTGGCAAAGTTGGCAGTTGGCAACGCTGCCAACTTGCCAACTGGCCGCAAACCCGCATGGATGCTGGGTTTTCATGAAAAATCCAGTTGGAGAAAACTCCCCTCCTACTACGTAGGAGAGGGACCTGTGGTTCCCTCTGACCTACGTCGGAGTGTTTCATCGGTCGATACGCCGTTGCCGAGAAACCGGGTGGTGGTTCTGGCCATCGATCTTGGAACGACGACCGGCTGGGCACTGCGATCCAAAGATGGTCAGATCGCGCATGGCTTCGCCAGCTTCAAACCCCAGCGGTTTGAAGGCGGCGGTATGCGTTACCTGCGATTCAAACGCTGGCTCACCGAGATCAAAGCGCTGGCCACCGACATCCATGCCGTGTACTTCGAGGAAGTGCGTCGCCATGCAGGGGTGGATGCAGCCCACGTCTACGGCGGCCTGATGGCCACGCTTACCACCTGGTGCGAGCACCACAACATCGCCTATCAGGGCGTGCCTGTAGGCACGATCAAAAAGCACGCCACAGGCAAAGGCAATGCGGGCAAGGGCGAAGTGATTGCAGCCATGCGCCTGCTGGGCCACCCGGTTACCGATGACAACGAGGCCGATGCGCTGGCGCTCTTGCATTGGGCCATTGACACGCAGGAGGTGTGAAATGGCTATACCAACTCCACGGGGCGGCTGGTCGGCGGACGAGGTTGCCGACTATTTCATCCAGGCCTCACGCACGGCCCACAAACTCCCGCCTGTTCGGGTGCAGGGCCACTTCAACGTCTGGCCCACCATTGTGCGAACCGATTACGAGCGCATGGCCAGTGACGATGCCCCGATCTATCGGTTTCCACCCACCCCGGCCGAGGTGGACTGCATGCTCGAGGTGATGGGCTGGGTCCAGTGGCTTGAGGTGGAGCAGCGCCACCTGGTGTGGATGCGGGCGGCACGTTACCGCTGGTACGACATCGGCAAACGCTTCGGCTGTGCACCACGCACTGCGCAGCGCCGCTGGGAAATTGCCATGTACATCGTCGCCAGCAACCTGGTGCGGGGAAGTTTGGTGAGGTAGTTGCAGGTAGTTGCGTGCCAGATACAAGTGATGCGTGCTCCTGCGGGTTGTTGCGGAGAAAACGCGGATTTGAGCGTGTCGCGTTTTACCGGAATTTCGCTTACATTTTGTCTACGGTTGCGAGAGATGTGTCTTGCAGCCACCCCCATTCAACAGCCCGCGACGAGTATGTCTCTCGCGGGCTTTTTCGTTTCCGAAGCAGCATGAAGCCCACCATCAAAATCCAATACCGGCCGATTGAGTCCCTGATCCCTTACGCCCGAAATGCCAAGCTTCACTCTGACGCCCATGTGGCACAGATCGCGGCCAGCATCACCGAGTTTGGCTGGGGTGCTCCCATCCTGGTGGACGGACAAAACAACGTCATCGCTGGTCACGGCCGTTTGCTTGCTGCACGCAAGCTTGGCATGCCCGAGGTGCCCGTTGTGGCCATGGAACACCTGACCGAGATCCAGCGCAAGGCACTGATCCTGGCCGACAACAAGATCGGCGAGAACGCGTCGTGGGATGACGACCTGCTGGGCCTTGAACTGGCTGAGTTGCAGGAAGCTGGCTTTGATCTGGGCCTCACCGGCTTTACCGCCGAAGAGTGGGACAAACTTATTGCGGGTGATCCCAGTAACGATGGCCTGACCGACGAAGACCAGGCACCCGAGGTGGCCGAGACAGCCATCTCCAAAACCGGCGACATCTGGATCCTTGGCGAGCACAAGCTGCTGTGTGGAGACGCCACAAAGGCAGAAGATTACAAGGCGCTGCTGGGCGACGAACTGGTAGACATGACCGCCACCGATCCGCCCTACAACGTCAACTACGCCAACACGGCCAAGGACAAGATGCGCGGCAAGGACCGTCCGATCCTGAACGACAACATGGGCGCTGACTTTGGAGCGTTCTTACAGTCGGCATGCCAGAACATCCTGGACGTCACCAAAGGTGCGGTCTATATCGCCATGAGTTCATCCGAACTCGATACCTTGCAGGCAGCGTTTCGCGCCGCAGGCGGCAAATGGTCCACCTTCATCATCTGGGCCAAGAACACATTCACCATGGGCCGCGCGGATTACCAGCGCCAGTACGAGCCCATCCTCTACGGTTGGAAAGACGGTGCTCAGCACTACTGGTGCGGTGCACGCGACCAGGGTGATGTGTGGCACATCAAGAAGCCGCACAAAAACGATTTGCATCCGACCATGAAGCCGGTGGAGTTGATGGAGCGTGCGGTGCGCAACAGCAGCAAAACACGAGACATCGTGCTGGACCCATTCGGTGGTTCTGGCACCACCCTGATCGCCTGCGAAAAGTCTGGCCGTCGTGCCCGGCTCATTGAGCTCGATCCCAAGTACGTGGACGTGATCGTCAAACGCTGGCAGTCTTTCTCCGGGAAACAAGCGGTACGTCAGGCTGACCAAGTGAAGTTTGACGACCTTGGTCCAGCACTGTCCGCGCTTCAAGTGGCTGAAACGCCACTGTGATGGCAAGTATTTCATAAGTAACTTGGCTTCCTGTTTGGTCAGAGCGTGAATGGTTTAAGTGCAAGTTAGCACTGGAACAGGAACACGATGAGCGAACAAAAAATTGAACAGGCCAAGCAGATGGTGAAGGGACTGCGAGGTCAGTCTAAAGAACAGGTTTTCAAAGTTTGGATCCGGGTCTGCCTGGGTCGTGTGCACAACGCCAAGGTGGGTGAGCAACGCAAAGATTGGATGATCTACGACATCATCAAAGTGCAGTTTGACAAAGAGGTAGCAGAACAGGTTGCCTGATCCTCTTTGTTGGAAACGAATTTAGCCGAGTCTGGCAACGTAGCGACCGTAATCTCCGCCGGAGGGGTCGACGTACAAGATGGGTCTGCCGGTGGCACGGACCTCAATGCAAAGCCTGCCGTCCGCAAGGTAGCCGCCCTTTCTATTGAGCCAGTCGCGTGACTTGAGCAGTTGACTGGCAAAGACATCAAACTCCGCTGGGGTCATCTCCCGGATCTCGGTCACAAACACTTTGTAGTTGCCTTCGCCGCCCACCTCGCTGAGGTCGGCAGGTTTGTGGGCAAATGGCAGGCGAACGCTCAACTCCTCAACCTCAATGGCAGTGCCCTCAAATTGCAGGGTGCGAGGCGTACGTTCAATGGTGATGGTCATGGATGTCATGGCTGGTTTCAATTCGTGGTGATGCGGTAGGTCCGCTCGCTGCCTTCGGACTTGCTGGAGGTGATCTCCAGCCCGAGTTTCTTTTTAAAGGCTCCGGAAAAGGTGCCGCGCACCGTATGGGATTGCCATCCGGTGGCCTCGCAGATTTGCGTGATCGTTGCGCCCTCAGCTCGTTTGAGGATCGCAATCACCTGGGCTTGCTTGCTGTTGTCACGCGTGCGTGGCTTGGCTGCAGGACTTGCTTCAGCAGACTCAATCACTGCGTCCAGTGCCGCCATCGTAATGGGTGCTCGACGCGGAATCCCCAGTGCTTCGTAGCCCTCAGCGGCTACAAACCAATGTGTGCCGTCGTTCGTGATCAACGCCCGGTTGAAGAGGCTGTCGAGAACTTTCTTTCTGGCACCGCCCTTGAGGGTTTCGGGAAACCAGACCAGTTTGCCATCCGTTTTGACGGCGGCGTGGTTGAGGATCTGTTGCTGCGATGCGCTCAGTTGTGCTTTGGCTGGTGTGGTCATGTCGATCTCCTGATTACTTTTGAGGTTGGATTTGTGAAGGGTTGGCAGCGGCTTTGCGGCCTGCCTCAAAGGCGGCTTGCAAGGCGGTCTTGATGGCCCAGACGCTCACGTCATGGAAGTCCAGGCTGTCGCTGCTTCGGGTCTCAAGGGTTTCGATAAACAAGTGGTCCAGCGCGATTTGCTGGAGTTGCTGGTCTCGGGTGCTGTTGTTGCTGCTGGTCATGATTGCTTTTCCTTTGGGTTGTTGCTGGTGTTCGTATGAACGCTCTGAACACAAGTTAAGCCAAGTCCTGAACCCACAAGTCCCGCAAATAGTTGCGAACATTTTTAAGACTGTCGACTTCATGCCACTGTCAGCGCCAACCCCTTGCATACACCCCGGTTGTGGTGCTGTGTTGGCAAGGCCCGGCTATTGCGATACACATCGCAAAGCGGTGCACCGTGACTACGGTCGTGCCCGGCGCAGCTTCGATACGGAGCTGGGGTTTTATCGATCAGCCCAGTGGCGTGCTGTGCGTGCTGCGTTCTTGCGTCAGCACCCGGTGTGCGGCGCGTGTGAGCAGCGTGGTCGTGTGGTGACAGCCGTCGTGGCTGACCACGTTACCCCGCTCAAGGACGGCGGTGCTCGCTTTGACACGGCCAACCTGCAGGCGCTATGCGTCTCATGTCACAACCGAAAGACGGCACGCGAGACCGCAGGTCGGCGCTGACCAATCCCCCATAGGGGGGGTAGGGGGTCTGAATCTCTACAGACGGCGGCAAGAGATGCGTGCGCTTGCCAAAATTTTTGCGCGTGCAAATTGAAACCTAGGGGGGATACCCCGCAGGCAGCCTGATGCCAGGCCTGGACTGAGGGTCTAAGAACCGATCAGTTGAGATCGGCGATGAACTTTTCGATGTTGATCGCTTTAGATTTACCCACAGAGCGAATGATGGAGTTGGCGACGTTTTCTTCAACGACGCTGTTCCATTTGGAAAAGCTCTTGTCCGTCACGCTCTTGTCGAAGGCTGATCGGACCGCCTCGCGCCCAGCCTTAAGATCAGCCGCAAGAGCGGACTGAACGAGGCATTTAGCGATGACGTCGGCTTTGCGCATTGGGAGTATTCCGTTGGGTGTGAAGCCTCCATATTAACGATTACCAACGACTGAACCCAGATGGCCGGACGAAAACCACTCCCCACCGAGATCAAAAAGCTCAAGGGAACCCTGCAAAAGTGCAGGACCAACCCGCATGAGCCACAGCCCCAAGGGGATCTGGTTGCGCCGCCCGAATACATGTCAGATGGTGCCAAGCAAGCTTGGCGCTATGCCATTGAGAGCGCGCCCGAGCATTTGCTGCGCAAGCTCGATATGTCGGTATTGGAAGTATGGTCCTGCGCCGCTGACCTGTACCGCAAGGCCCAAATCGGAATCATCAAGACGGGTCTGCTGATCAAAGCACCGAACACCGGTGTGCCGATGCAGTCGCCGTACCTGGCCATCGCGAATAAGCAGGCTCAGATCATGACCAAGGCGGCGGTGGAGATGGGCTTTACGCCCGCATCACGCTCGCGCATTACCCAGCCAACGGACACACAGATTGATCTGGATCCATGGGCCGACATTGCAGGCTAAAAAACTGCAAAACAGGATCAGGGCTTATTGAATTTTTTGATTGCCGATTGCGTTCTTTTTTTCGAACTGCAAAAGAAAGATACGTAGGCTGAAGACATGCCAGGAGCGCTGCTTTGAGAACTACCAATCTGCACATCAGCCAAACACTCAACCTCCTCGAGAAGTTCTTCAAATGCGTCACGCTCGTTGAATTCTTCATCTTCAGATTGATCAGCAGACCTATCTGACCATTTGCTATTGAACGTGTCGTAAATCGGCCCGCCTTCGGCAGTTCGGAATGTTCTATCGACGATGAGTAAAAAGTGATCACAACCATCCGTTGATTTGCAGAATGGACAGCGAGCCTCGTCATCACCATCCGTTGATTCGTCGTCATCGTCTGGCTCTTCTCCGTCTTCATAGACGTTCTCCCAATTGGAGCGAGCAAACGACACTGCAGAATCCTCGTCTAAAAAGTAACCTACCGGGTCGAACTCCAAGGCGTATACCCAGTAGACGCCGTGATACTCGTTGACCATTAATGCGTAGTCGTCATGGGGGTGGTGAATGAAACCTGACCAGACTTGAATCGATTCGTTTTGAATTTTGTCAGTCAAAAGGTCATGAACTGAATCACCAATATTGCCTTCAAGCTTACCCGCCTTCATCAAAGCAAGCGCAGTCGGAAAGTCCTTAGCACCAACCGCTTTCTTAACAAGAGCTTGTACTTCGCGGCTTTGAGAAAGAACCACGCACGCAGCAGCTAGTTGAACGCAATCAGATGAACCTTGTTCCATGGCTATGACTCCTGTTTACTAAATACATTTTAATGCCGAGCCGGTAGATAAGAAACCACTGAATGCCTTCCCTCGGAGCACGACAAAGATTAATGCGTTCTCTAAACTACTCTGAAGTCGCCAGCAAGTATGCGCAGGCAGTCGTTGCCGGTGACATCCTGACCTGCAAATGGGTTCAGCGGGCCTGCCAACGGCAGTTGAACGATCTGGCAAAGTTCAAGGGCAAGGCAAGTCCCTACCAGTTCAACCCGAAACTCACCGACAAGGACGGGCGGGAGTTCCATCCCGCCGACAACCTGTGCGCGTTCATTGAACGCCTGCCCCACGTCAAAGGACCGCTGGCTGGCGAGCCCATCCAACTGGAGCCCTGGCAGGTGTTTATCCTTTCCACTGTTTTTGGCTGGGTCAAGCCCGATGGCAAACGTAGGTTTCGCCGCTCCTACATCGAGGTCCCGAGGGGCAACGCCAAGTCGACCCTGTCGTCTGCGCTTGCGCTGTACATGCTGGCTGCCGATGGTGAAGGCGGTGCCGAGGTTTACTCCTTGGCAACCACCCGCGACCAGGCGCGCATTGTTTTTGGTGATGCGCAGACTATGGCGCGCAGGTCACAAGGTTTTCGTACCCGGTTTTCTGTCAACGTCGGTGCGCACAACATGAACGTGCTGCAGACTGGCTCCAAGTTTGAAGCGCTATCGGCGGAAGGTTCGACGCTAGATGGCTTGAATATTCACTTTGGCTGCATTGATGAATTGCACGCACACAAAACCCGTACCGTCTACGACGTGGTCGAGACCGGCACCGGCAAGCGAGACAACTCACTTCTGTGGGTGATCACCACCGCAGGCAGTAATCGCGCAGGCATTTGCTACGAGGTGCGCACCTTTGTAACCCGGCTGCTCGATGGCGTGTTCGAGGATGACAGCCAGTTTGGCATCGTGTATGGCCTCGATGACGGGGACGACTGGACCAGCGAAGACTCGCTGATGAAGGCGAACCCCAACTGGGGCATCTCGGTGCGTCCGGAAATTCTGGGACCGCTTCAGGCCAAGGCCATGCAGTTGCCCAGTGCGATGAACAACTTCAAGACCAAACACTTGAACGAGTGGGTCAATGCCGACACCGCATGGATGGACATGCGCTCCTGGGACGCCTGCGCTGATCAGGACCTGGACATCGAGTCCTTCGTGGGCCAGCCCTGCTGGGTGGGTCTGGACCTGGCCAGCAAGACGGACATTGCCGCCCTGGTAATTGTGTTTGCCCATCCCGAGATGGCTGACGCATTCGCTGTCTTTGGCAAGTACTACCTGCCAGAGGACACGGTTAATGCCAACGGCAACAGCCAGTACCCCGGTTGGATGCACACGGGCAGGCTGACGGTGACGCCAGGCAATGTGATTGATTTCAGTTGGATCGAAGCAGATCTGAATGATCTGTCCTCGCGATTTGCGGTGCAGGCAGTAGCTTTTGATCCTTTTCAGGCGACGCAACTCTCGACCCGAATGATGAGTGAGGGCCTGCCCATGATTGAAGTGCGTCCCACAGTGCTGAACTTTTCAGAACCAATGAAAACGCTCGAGGCCCTGGTGCTTCAAAAGAAATTGGTTCACGACGGCGACCCGGTGCTGGGCTGGATGGTCAGCAACGTGGTGGCCCACCTGGATTCCAAAGACAACATATACCCACGCAAGGAGCGAGCAGAAAACAAGATCGACGGCATCGTTGCACTGATCATGGCGCTGTCGCGCGCGATCAAACCGGGGGACTCGGTGGTGCTGGGATCCGACTACGAATTGGTGTTGCTCTGAACTGATGGGATTATTAAGCTTCATTGATCGGTTCCGTGGCCCAAGCGCCTCCGGTGGAGATCGCTCGCCATGGGGAGACTTCTTTTTTGAGCCTGTCTCCGCTCGTACTGGGAGCGGCATGCACGTCTCACCCGACAGCGCGCTTCGCCTTGCAGCGGTCTATGCCTGCGTACGCGTCTTGTCGGAGTCCATGGCTTCGCTTCCGCTGGTCATCTACCAACGCCGTGCCGACGGTGGCAAAGACAAGGTCACCGACCACTGGTTGTTCCGTTTACTTGCCAAGCGGCCTAACCGTTTTCAAAACCCGTTTGAATGGCGTGAGATGCTGCAAGGCCATCTCGCACTGCGCGGCAACGCCTACAACCAGATCATCACCAACGCCAAAGGCGAGGTGGTGGAGTTGATGCCTCTTCATCCAGACCGCATCCGGTTGGAGTTGCTGCCCTCTGGCGAATACCGATACCGGTTTACAGACCGGTTTGGCACGGAGTCAGTCTTGCCGCGCGGCGAGGTTTGGCATTTGCGCGGCCTATCCTCAGACGGCTTGATGGGCATGAGCCCGATTGAGCTTGCTCGAGAAAACCTTGGTATGGCACTGGCAGCCCAGGACTACGGCGCGCGCTTTTTCGCCAATGACGCCAAACCTACCGGAGGTTGGATTGAATTTCCGGGCTCCTTCAAGGACTCGGAAGCCAAGAAGGTGTTTCGTGAGTCCTACCAACAGGCGCAATCCGGGGCCAACCGGGGCAAGGTCCTGGTGCTTGAAAACGGGATGAAGTTTCACGAAGTGGGTGTTACGAACAAGGATGCCCAGTTCCTGGAGCTACGCAAGTTTCAGATCACTGATGTGGCCAGGCTCTTTCGAGTGCCTCCTCACATGATTGGCGATTTGGACCGGGCGACGTTTTCTAACATTGAGCAACAAAGTCTTGAGTTCGTCATGCACACCATGACGCCCTGGGCTGAGCGCTGGGAAGCAAGCATCGAGTCCGAATTGCTTCTCGAAGGTGACGACATCGAGGTCGAATTTGATTTCGCCAACCTGATGCGCGGCGATGCCGCCAGCCGTGCGTCGTTTTACCAAAGCGGAATTCAGAACGGCTGGCTCACCCGCAATGAAGCGCGCATTGCAGAGAACCTCAATCCACTTGAGGGCCTGGACGAACCGCTGCGCCCGCTCAATATGGTCGAGGAAAGTACGGCCGAGGATGAAGCTCTCGATACCGAACAAGCGGAGGATCCGGCTCAAGAAGCAACTGAGCCCTCCGATGAATCCGCTGCCCGCTTGCGTGCCCTGATCGATTCAAGTGCCGAGCGCTGGGCCAGGCGCATCGCTCGGGCCGGTCGGGTCGACGAGAAAGATCTGGCACTG